CAGCAGCGACCAGTTGTTTCTGTGGGTCGGCCTGAGCATTCATGCCCTCGACTCTCGCCCTGATCTGAGCCTCAGCAGCACCGGCAGAGCCAGCGACAAACGCCTGCGCAGTGCCTGCCTGAGGAGTCGCGAATTGCTTGATCATGTCTTGGAGTTGCTTGCCGACGACTCTAGTTTGTGCTGCTCGTAACTTGTCGGCGGATTCTTTGCTGCCCTTGGCTGCCTGCGCCATCATCGATTCAAGATTGCCGGTCATCTCGGCGAATTTCTCGGTGATGGTCATATTGTTATTTAGTATAGTCGCGGTCAATTTGGCGTTGTCTTTGGTGGCAAGTTCTAAATTTAAGGCTGCGATTTTTGCGGCCTCAGCCTCTTTTTTCTTAGCATCTTCTACGGCCTTAGCTGCTACTACCACATCATTATTGACGGCAGCCTCGACCTTGGCAGCCTCGATTTTCGCTTCCTCGACAACTGTGGCTTGCCCCCATGCGGCTTGAGCTGCTGCTAGGATTGCGGCATTTTCTCGAGCTAGTCTTGCTACCTCAGCAGGATCTGGCCCAAGGTCGAGATCACTGGGTAAGCCCCGAACTCCTGAAATAGCATTCAGTCCTGCTCTGAATGGAGCTGCTGCTACCGATGCTGCCACGTTGCCTGGGGTAAGGTTTTTATAATCCTCCATCAATTTGCGTATGCCAGCAACGACCTCATCAAACATCGTTTTGATGTTGACGATGGCATCTACCAGCTTATTGGCAACATCCTTAGCGATCTGCTTGCTTGACTCAAATATGGCCTTTAATCCTTCGCCCTTGGTGCCCGGATCGATCACGGGCAAGAACGCCGCGGCAATCTCTTGCACGACCTCCTTGACGCCTTCAAACGCGCCCTTGAGAGCGGATAAAGCTTTTTCCGGTTGAAGTATGGCAAGCATTTGCTTGCCTATTTCTGTGAGCAGATCATTGAAGCCAGACGACAATTGTCGCAATTGTCCGTCAAATGACGCACCAAATGCTTCAGCGGCTGCCTTAGCCTCTGGTGAATTGCTCGCTCTGAATACTGCGCGCACTGCCGTGGCACTGCTCACCGAGCCTTGTTGCACGGCAGCCATTGCCTCCTCGACTGAGTAGGCATTGCCGGTGACTGCCTCGAGCTCCTGAGCAAGTGCTTCAAATACTTTGAGCCCGCCTCTTTGCAATGTTTTGAGCGGCCCATCAGTGGCGATGGCTGCGCCACGGATCTCAGTGATTGCCGCAGCAACTGCCTGAGCACCAGAAGCTCCACCACCGAGCAGCTCGATGGCGTTGCCAGCATTGGCCAAGATCGTTGACGCGCCTGCCGTGCTGATGCCAGCAGCCGTGAATTGTTCAAATGCCTTGGCCAGATCCTGCAATGGCACGCCACTGCTGCTGCTAAGGTCGCGTAGATCCTTAATAACTTTATTGCCTGCCTCGATCGATTTGGCTGCGTACTGAGCCCGTATCGTCATCGTCTCGAGAGCGCCACCCATCTTTAGGATGGATACGGCACCTTGAATGGGTAGTCCAACAAAGAATTGGAACACGCCGCGTGCCATGTCCAGCAGGCCTTTGACATCGTTCAAAGATTTAAGGCCTAGTGACTCTGCTAAATTTAACTTTTTCTCGCCTAGTTTATCTTTTTCTTTCTTGAGCGCCTCGAGCTCTTCTTTAGTTTTCTTTGCTTTGTCTCCTACATTCTTAAGGTCTTTGCTGGCATCGGCAGCGCCCTTAGTCAGCTCAGAGCCCTGCCATGCCATCTGTACTGAGAGTTTGGCGATACTAGCCATATGCCTGCTCCCGTGTCATGACCTTGGCCCCGGTCTCGACCAGTGCCGTGAGTGTCGTTCGCTCTGACTCCATCTCCGCGCAGAGATCTCGAGGCAAGAAATCTGTGACCTTAGCACCCTTGGACCATGCCGCCATCGGTGCCCATGCCGCTAGCGCATGCTGTAGGTCGCTGCGGTAGTAGCCCCAAGGATCAAGCCGTATGAGTGCGACCCACTCAGCCAGCTCTGTGCTACTCATCCGCTCCTCGATCTCGCCGACCGTCATACCTAGATGACCAGCGAGCCGAAATAGCACCCGCCTGAGCGGGCGCTTGGCTAGTTTTTTTCCACGTCCTCAGGACGCAAGCCGACCAATTTGCAGGATGCGTCCCAGAGTCTATCGATCGACATGGCGGGCAGCCCGCTCACAACTGCGATGTCATTGTCGGCAAATAGGCGCGCACCCTGCTCGTCGCAGATGGTGAGCACCAGCAGACGGGCGCGAATGTTGGCGTATCGTGCCGCGCCCTCATTTTCAATTTGCCACGCGTCCCACTGGTCGCGCTGGCCTGCCGTGATCTCGCGCAGGCATACATCTCCGCCCCACTCGGGCACGGAGATGGTAATGATGCGGGGCTTTGCGCCTGCGATGATAGCTGCTTTGTCAAGTGTCATGATACGTTACTCTTGTCGCTCAATTGGAGAGTTACTGTATACCTCAGCGCCTCGTCTGTAGCGCCAATATCAGGATACCCGATCTCGCTGATGTAACCATCGTACACTGCGATTGTATCGATATTTGCGCCACCGAGATCGACGGTCACGCGAGTGTGAACCTTGGCGAGGCGACGAGCATCGAGCAGGCTCAGCAGGTTAGTGGCAGTCGCGGTATCGTCGAGGAACAGCGTAAATTGCACTGTGCCTGGGTCGTTGCGCACTGGCACACGTTGCATTTTTGTGTCGCTCAGTGCTGTCACATCAGCAAACGTCGTAGATCGTGCATTAGCCGCGATGCTGATCAGCCCGTTTAGAGCTGCCGTGGTGCCTGCGGTGCTGCTGCTCAGCGTTGCGTAGGCTGCGGTCGTTCCGGGTCCTAGTACATTTGGCATGTCGAGACTCCTTTACTGGTATGTGCCGACTACGTCTATCGTAGTCAGTCGTGCTAGCTCGTCGGTCCCATCTCCCCCGAGCTCGGATTGATCCTGCGCTTCCTCGATGCGCCAGTGATGGACTGTCGTGCCGTCTACTGTCTGTCGCCCTGGCGTAGCCTCGATCTGAGCCGCGATCCACACTAGGACGCCCTGCGCACTCGATCGAGTCTCAGCAACTGCCGTGAGCGTAACACGCTCTGTGATGACTGCTGGTGTGCCCCTGAGCAGCATCTGACGCTGAGTACTAATGCCCTGATACACGACATAGGGCAGAGATGAGCCTACTGGCGCATTCTCTGGTGAGATGCCGCCGGGTATAGTCGTGCCGTAGTCGGTGCGACCGACGAGGTAGGTGCGCAGGAGTTTGCCTAGGGCACTCATGTATCACTCCCCATGTCGGGGCTGATTTTGCCCTTGGCGATCAGGTCGTCAATGGCCGTTTGCAGATAATCGACGGTGATGTCGGAAACCTGCCCACTATTGGAGTCGAGCGCAGGGCGGAGAAAGGGCTTAGGGCTAACTCTTATTCGCTTATTGCTGGCCCAAATTTTGGCGGTAAATCCATTTTCCACCAGATGTGCATACTTGGCGGGCTTTATTGTGATAGTGACGTTGCGCTGCGCTTTTTTGGCAGCAGTGGGCTTGTAATAGGCGATGAATACTTTGGCCTCGCTATTGCGCTTTGGCCCAATGATGGCGTTAACCGCGCCCTTGCGAGTCGTGGCGACCTTGACGCCGATGCTCTTTTTGAGCGCTTGGCTAGCGCCATACATGCGCACCAACTGATCGCCGACCCGCATTGTCTCTTTTCGATTAGGTGCCTTAGCCTTGGCTACTTTGGCGACCTGACCGCCTACCTTGCGAGCCGTTCGACGTAATGCGGTACGGATAGCTACCGGGAATTTTTTGAGCTTGGCGACCAGCTCTACTAGCCCATCGATATTGAGGGCGCTGCGTATGGCCATCACGCACCTCCAGTCGTGGTTGTCGTGGTCGTCGTAGGTGCTGCCGTTGTTGTCGTGCTGGTCGTGGTCGTCGTGGTCGCTGGCGCATCTGACTCGACCTGCATAGCCATGATCTTGAGGTGTTTATTTACACCATCAACGGTGCTTAATCCGACGATGTTGAGCGTGATCGCTCCGTAGATCATGCGGTGAGTCGGTAGCACATCGGTGCGATATCGCATTGTGATCGTGTAGGTCGTGACTGATGACTGCATGAGAGCGCTCTGTGGCTCGCTGCCTGGAGTCGATACAACGCTGGCCCACACTGTCGCGTAGGTGGACCATGTGCGAATTGCCTGCCCGTAGTCATCGAGCGCATCGGTCGCAGCCTGCAAGGATACGCGACGACGCATGTCTCCTACTACGGTGGCGGCGGGCATCAGCTATACCCTCCATCGGAGTAGAGCCTGAGCACGGAATCGACTGCCAAGGGCACCTCAGATCCGAACGATCCGACTGCCTCGCGGTGCTCGTACCAATGCGCGACGAGCATCATGATTGCGAGGCGCAGGAGCTGCGGTATGCCCGTACTGGCTGCGCCATAACCTGCGATCCAGTCGATCTCGATTGCGCCACGCTGGAGCGGGTAGGTGACCGGCCAAATGCCGCTTGGTGGCAGCACGAGCAGTGGCGGGTTGTTGTCGAGGAGAATTTCAAAGTCATTGGCGGCATACGTCATCGTTTGCTGATTGCCGTCACCGTCGTAGTATCGGATCCGCGGTGTGATGTATGCGATGCCGGTCACGAGATTAGCCGCAGCCTCGATCGCAGGCGACCGTGGCAGCTCGATGTCGTAGGGCCAGTTGTCCATGGTGAGTCGGTATGCGGTGTAGATCAGTGTGCGGCTGGTGTACCGCTCGACCATTTCACGTGCCGCGCTGATCATTGCAGTGATGAGCGCATCATCATCGCTCAGGTCCACGCGCAAATGCAGTTTCGCTTCAGCCAGCGTGACTGGCTCAGCGGTACCACGCGCGAGGATCTTGATGTTCATCGTTTCTCCACGTTTTTACGGCGCTTATTGTCTGCGATGTCTAAAGGTGGTGGAGCCAATGCTGCTGGCTCCTGATAGGGCTCGGCGAGCCCAGCGGATACGAGCCGCTGGGCGTCATCGCCAACAATGTCCAGAACCTCACCGGGCATGTAGCTCACGAGAGTGCCTACGC